TAGCGCTGTGCCGACTCTTGTTGAGGGTCGAAGAAACCGTCTTCGGCGGCGGAAGCATCTGCGACGAAATAGGCGTAACCAACTTTGTAGTGGTTGGCATCTACATTGTAAGATGACGGTGTGTGTTCACAAGTTGGGGGGATTTTGTAAATACTAGCGTCCCAGACAGGGGCGTCTACTCGATCAACTGCCTCATCCATCAAGTCATTAATTAAGAACCCCGAAAGTTCTTTACAGTCATTCACCTTAACGTATATACCTTCCCAGTCCCCGTAACCACTGCCCACAGGGCTTGTTGTATTTGCTAAACGATTGTGTAATGGCTCATAGGAAATTAATGTACCCTCTGAATATCCGTCAAACGGTAAATCATTCTCAGGGAAAAACCCAGAGTTCAGAAAGTCACCTGTTTCGGGCGAGTTTAAGTAGGCAATGTCGGAGTAAAGATAAGGTTCCGAGTAAACGTAAGTATAGTCTTTGACTGGTGGGTTGTAAAGGACAAGTTCTTCGTAGATTTTGGGCAGGTTGCTCTCAGGAGGGCATCGCATGGGCTGTGGTTGTATGGGAGAGCCCCAGTAACCAAAGTTTTGACAAACCAGGGCAACTTTTTGCCAGACTCCTTCATTCCTACCGTAGTTTAGAGGCAGACGAACAAAATAACGTTCCCAGTTTACCAGGTTGGGGCCATTGTTAAAATCGGCAACCAAGGGGTTTATGTAATTGTCTTCAATTAAACGAGCTACAGAACCGGCATCTTGCAAGTCTTCTGTTTTCCATAGTCTTAAGGGTGTTTCCGCATCAGAGACGGCAGGAGTCAAACCGTAAAGAATGCCCCCAAATACTGACTGAGTGATATCTATAGAGTAAGTTCCCTGTAAATCGTCTGAAACGGTGATTTCTGGTAAATTAGTTTTCCCTATCAAAGTCAGGGGGAAATAAGTAATATCATATTTCTCCGTGGCATTGTCGTAAGAGCACTCAATTATGTAGTCACCGTTAGAGTACTCCACACCCAGAATAAGTGGAATCCCGTCGGAGTAGAACCTTAATGTAGTGGCATCGCGAGAATATATCGGAGGGCCACTCAATGGGTGAGAGTTAACAGAAACCCATGCCGATTGTCTGTAGATGCTGGCAGCTCGGGTAGTATAGACAGGGTTACCATAGTCCCACCACATTTCACCTTGATTTGGGTAACCAGTGAGGGAAGAACGGGAGATGTAACGAAGTATGGAGTCGGGAGAAATCTGCCAAGTATCGTTCGTGTACATTTTAAGTAGATTGGCAGGAACCGAATCCAAAACCTCGAAATTTAGGCCAGATACATTATAGTTAGCGGATTGAGGTATCAAACCATAAGAGTTTGAAATTATTACGGGTACTTTGTAAGGAAGCAACAAAGCGACAGCGTCAAAGGCTGCTACGGTACCGAAAGTGAACTGGTAGGGGGTCCAGTAAGTAGCTCCTATCTCTTTGTACAGATAAAGAGAAGGTGAGGTTGTTATAGTTCCCGTCAGACCGATAATGCCATTGGCAGTAGAAAGCCCGTTGCAATCCAGTAACAAGACAACCGTGTTATCGGGAATGGTTGGAGCAGCGAGACTGAAACTAGCAACGTTAGGGTAGACCAACGTGGCAATAATGCTGTCACTTGGCTCATTCCTGTAGTCAATTTCAACCCAATAAGCGCATTGCTGATTGTAGGGGTCGTACCATACGGACAAAGCACCCGTAACAGGGTTCCACCATAGGTCACCGTTATTCGGTTGACCAGGTGAAGTTACATCGCAAGGAGTTAATTGAGAGTAAACTTGCTCCAATAAGGGGTTAAAACTCAGGGACTGGGCAACTGGGGGCAGGAGCAGGGCATTCTCTTCAGAAACTCCGTGAATTGACAAACTGTCGAAAGCCAGGTTAAAAGGTAAAGGTCCACCCTTGTTACCCCAAGCGCCAGTGAAATACCTCAAGGTACTTTGAGAAGTCCAGTCCGAGTTATCTGACCAACTTTCCACTAAAACCGGTGTTGAAACTGTTGTTGGAGTAATGCTATCCGAATAGTCCCAACAAAGAAAAACTGTGATCGGAGTTGAAGTTGTTACTAGAGTTTCAGGTATTTTTATGTACCACAAATTAACTTTGTCGTCGTAAACGGAGGGGATATCAGGATTACCTACGGCAAGGTCGAATGTTACGTAGACAGGTTGATTGAAATAGTATAACGAGTCTGCAAAGAAAGATATGCTTTTGTAAATAAATTGACCCTGTGTGTCGTAAGCAGGGTACAGATCAAGTGTGGAGCCATTAGACTTCACTATAAAAGAGGAATCTCCTGCCACTCCAACCGAAGGTCGATAAAATGGTGCGGGTCTCTCCGTTGGGAAAATCAGTTGGAGTTGTACGTTAGCGGCAATTTGATCGTAAAAACTTTGGGGTAAAGTACCCAGGCTAACAATGTAAGTATCTCCTTCCTCTGACAGGCTTTGAATCTCGTACTCTTCGAAACCTAAAACAAAAACTTCAATGTAGGAACTTTGCCCCGGAGTGAGGAATGGTATTCTTTCGAATACTAGAGTTTCGTTCCAATTCCTTACTTCGAGTAAAGTTGGGTAGAAAACCCCGTTGTACACACCGTAACTTCCGCCCAAGAGCTGTCGTTTCTGGTTAGGGGTTTCCGGGAAGTTTGTCCAATAATTCGGACCATTCCAGCCCAGCATCTGAGCGAGGAAGTCAAGCTGGCCGTCCACACGAGACTCTACCAGAGCAATGTCCGTAGATTGCTCCGGTGTTACATACGGGTTCGTATAGTTACGGAGTTCAAACTCCTTTGGGTTGAAAGTAGCGGTCTCAGTAGTCATTTCACACTATCACTAAGTTTTTGCTGGCCAAGGCAAGGTATTCTTGCTTCATGCAGGTGGGTGGGTTCATCCAAGTCGTAGGGTACTCCAAAACTTGTTCGTAGAGGTTGATAAGGTTGTCATCAAAGAACTGAGTCAACCAGTTAGCTACCGGAACGTAATCCCTGCGGATTACAAAACGAATATCTTGAATTGAAGTAATTTTGTAGGAGTTGTCAACATTTATATTCGCCAAAGGGCAAAAAGTGCTTGTAAAGGGAATAGCGTGTTGTGGATAGAGGACTAGCGATGCTTTTGTTGATGGTACTGAAGATCGTTTCTCCAGGGTTACCGAACCTGAAACTGTTATACTCTGTATAGCAACGTTAAGGTTTGACCAAACCACTTTCCACCCTGTGTTGAAAGCGGGAGCCTGCATTTCAAACTCGTAATACTGACCAGCGGAGTCTATGCGAGGAAACGCAGACGCTGCTAGAGTTTCTACTCCTCCTGGGGTGACATAGTAAAGTTCAGCGGTTGCTGTAGCTGCGGTTCCTACTGGGCAACGCAAGACAATGTTTGAGTATGCAGCACCCAAGGGACTTTCCCACTGAATAAAACTTTCTGTAGGTTGAGCGTAAGAAGGGAAAAAAGTATCGTTTGTGGACCAAAAAGTAGTATCAGTGTTTAAGAATGCGTTGATTACGGGATACCGCCAACCAATTATATCATCAGTGCTTGAAATGATCGTCAAAGGTTGACCTGTCAAAACAAAATTGTTTACAGAATAAACTTTTTGCTCGACAGGATTGTCAAACACTAAGTCGTAAGCCAGGTAATAAGACCCTTCCCCAACCAGGAGATTCTCTAAGTTAACCAGCGCAGGGTAAACCTGGGTTCCACCGTATTTCCAAATTATGCGACCTCCTCGAATGAGAAGGTCTTGCCCTGAATCAGAGGAAGTTACATAAATCGAAGTTGGCCCCTCACTATTTTCTGTGAAAGGAACGTATACGTATCCAATTTCTTCTAGTCTTGCCGCAACTGCTGTATTCGGGGTAGAAACGATGTTAAAAAAATCAATTTGATAGGTCTCGCTAACAGAGGGCAGTCTACGATAAATTGGTCTGCCCCCTGGAACCCACTCCGTGGGGCGAGACTGCAAACTGTTGGCAATGATGTACTGAGGGGATAAAAGATCTGTAGTTACCCCTGAAGTAGTGGTAACGACTTGTTGTACACCCCCGTTAATAGGTACCAGTTGCTGAGACATTTTATAAATTCAGTGTGCCAGTTCCGTAATCCGGAGGGCTGTAAGGGTAAGTGGTCCCGCTAAACCAGGACAACTGTGGAGTGATAAGGGCGGAACTCGTGTTCTCCCACACAAACAAACTTTGGTTGAAAGAGTTGCTGAATCTACCTTTGTCCCTTGGGACTAGAGTTATTTGGGCTATCCCTAACTTAATTGCCGAGATGTCCCGACCAAGTTGAGATAAAATCGGCTCTTCGCATACGTATTCATCAACGTATCGAAGCAGGTTACCAGCGTATTCTTGAATACGAGCAGTGTTTATAACAGTTGTATTTGTCCAATTAGAAACGGTGGGGGTTGGGGTGAATGCTCGCATCACTCGGTAAATATTTCGGTTATCTTCTGCGAGGATTGTATCCTCAGCGAACTCAGCATAAGCTGGGTTGAAATAAGGAATATAGCTTGTCAAAGGAATCTCTTCCCGTTGACCTTCCTGTGTCAGAACAAAAGAGCCATTATTTAAGTATATGTAAAACTGAAACAAAGGGCTAACGTTTGTTGTAGCAGTGTAAGATAAGACTGTGGAACCTTGTCGGAAAAAGGTTCTGTCACCCCTAAAGAAAGTGAACATTCGAGTCGGAGTCGCTACCAAAGATGTGGAAGAGTTCAACTCAGCTACAAGTTGAGCATATTGACTTGTATTTATATACAAGGGCAGTATCAATCCTTCGCTAACCATTACAGAAGCATCTGTGCTGTTTGGCGTGAAGTAAGTTGCGGCAATGTAGTATTCAGGAGCTGATACAGTACTTTGGCGAAACTCTAAATACTGTCCAGCAGGGAAACGAGGATTGTACTTGGCTACGGGTAAACCGTTATCACCATTTTGAACCACGTTCTCCCTGACAATCCCTTGAACAACCAGTGTGTCAAAATAAACGCTCACAGTGCGCTGATTAGGAGTATATGTAAAGGACTCGATCACATAAGCGTATTTATTTACTACGCCTTTAGTGGGGTCCACGTAGTTGTAATAGGGGTCAGCAACAGGGTTTGGCCCCGAACCGATCTGAGGTGTGTAAACCCAAGTACCGGAGGAGTAGGAAGTACCAGAAGTTAGAATTTGGGGAACTACTGGAGCACCCAGAACTGTAGCGGCAACAGCTCCAGTTATATCATTGGTGGGTACGTTAAGTAGGAAGTTCTGGTTGACTACCCAAACAAATGTACCAGGTCGTTTGTTAACTGGTACGGCAGAAGCAGGATCAGGGATAAACTCAGTGGAACTGTAGTCGTACTCAACTATTTGTGGTGTGTAAGCACTGCCTGTCGTGGCAATGTAAGAGTTGCCCACAACCCAGGGGCTGTAGACCATAGCCGCAGATATTTTTCCCGGAATTTGAGCAGTAACGTAAGCAACGTTGTCCGATTCCAGAGTTAGGTTCTCAAGAATTACGTGCAGTTGACCGTCACCGCCTATAGCAGTATCCCAATATACAACTTGCCCTTTAAGGTAGGCACCTGGGAGCAAATTTTGAATTTGTTGGAGTTGGAGATTGTTATAGATGGTTTGGTCAGGTTTGGCAATCGAGTAAGGTGTGAAGTTTTGGAGAACTGGGTAGTAAAGAGTTATAGGTAGGCTCGTTTCTACTAAGTCATTCTGACGAAGTACTGTATCTTCTGGGTCAAAGGGGTATACCGTGGTGTAAGTCGCAGCCGAAGCGGTAAGCAGGGGAGGGGTATTGTATGCCCTACTCAATTCGATATGAGGGTTAACAAAACGGTCTGTTACGGGAATCGTACCGTCAAAAGCAGCGTCAACATCGGAGACCGTCGGATTAACAGTCGCTGGGAAGACCTCACCAGGGGTTAGGATAGAAAACAACCTGTTACGGAAATCAAGCGAAGTATCTCTTAAATTCACCCCGTAAGAACTGTTAGCGTCAACTGACAAAGTTATATTATACTGGACTTGGCTAAGCGTAATAGGGTACAAATGACCCTGGTTTTCAATGGGAACCGAATAGTTTACCGCAGTTTGTCCCCTTTCAAGTTGAACTTGATTTAGTTCGGTACCATTGGGACCAAGCACAAAGAAAGAAGCTTGTCCATTGGGAAGAATATAATCAGTAAGATAGTTATAAGTACCTTCGTTGGGGCGGTTGGGTTGAACTGTAGTAAGAGTTCCTGTACCGTAAAAATCCTCGAAAAATCCCTGCCAATCTTCTTGAGTTACAGGGTTTTTGCGGCGTATGAGTGTGAAAAATCTTTCTTGTACCTCATCGTAAGTTTCAACGTCCGACCCGCCAACTGCGGGTTGAGGATTCGTAACTGCTAACCCGTTTATACCGATAGAGGGGACACCCGTTATGGTATTCGCAGGACAGTTATACTGACTCCCCACGTATTGAGACGCTACCGTAATTTTTACGGTTGATTCACCGGCAGGTATGGAATAAACTTCTGTTGTTATAAAAGTTATAGTTTCTCCCCCAGTGGAATTAAAATTGCTAGTAAAGTTGGTACCAACGGGAATAACCGTGTCCGTGTTACTAGGAAAAATAGTTACCGCAAGTTGTGCAACCGAGGCAGACCCGAGGCGACGCATAGCACCAAGGAAAGGTCCGATCCAATCGATCAGAATTTCTTGGGGTAGCTGATTAGCCCAAAACAAAAACTCCCCTTGAGCGAATGCCTGCCCTTGGATCAGGGCGGAAAGGGGATTCCCTGAGGAAAAATCATTAAGGGTTTGATTAGAAGCTTCATAGACGACCTGAGAAGCTTCTTGAACTATCTGAGCTTCGTTCCGAGGGTCTATCGAAACTGAAGGTAAAGGCGCATAACGAGCCATGTGGGAACCTCTTAATCCGGGCAGACAGTTGTGTTACCGCCTGCGTAGTTGTTGCAGCCAGGGCTGCTAAATGAGTCGTATATGCCGTTGTCAATGTACAGAGTATCGAGAATATAATCTATCCAATCTCCAGCTGCTTTTTTCGTAATCAAATCTTCCGGATCCAACGCTGCCCATTTTTGAGCTGTTGTTGGGGAAGGAGCGCCGCCAGCATAATCAAATTTACCGTTGGTTGTAAAACTCTTAGGTGCATTGGCTAGGGTGTTAGTTGGGTTGCCCAGTAGCAACGGGTCATACCCAAATCCCCAAGGTCCGGTGACAATTTTGCTCCCGCTGATAGGGGTTCCAGACTGATAAATACCCCCGACAACAACTGGCTGTTCTGTACCTAGGGTGACATACCTTGAGTCCAGTCCATTAGGACCGGAAACTACAAATGAGCTAAGACCGAGGGGGGGATAGTGCCAGTCTAAATCTTGACCGTCGAAATATATTTGTTGAGCACCGTTTAACCACTGACTCGTGACTATGACGCCACTCGAAAATGTCGTTTTTGCCATACGACTAATAGATCTCTATGATGATATGATTTTACCCTAGATACAAAAAGACCCCAGCCGAAGCCAGGGTCGAGTGTAAAGTTGAAACCAGAGAATCAGGTACGTGACCAGTAGTTCACTGTGAATTCCACTTCGATTGTAGCAACGTTACCAGTGTCGCGATCAACATCAGCTGTCATGATGTGCATGAATTGGCACTCATAGCAGATGTATTGACCGCCACCTACGGCACCGCCATCACCGATACAATCGGTTGGGGTAATGGTAACAGTTACAGGGTTACAGTTGTAATCAATCCAGAATTGTTCAAGAGACTTGAAAATTATAGGATCGTACGGAGCTGTCAGAGTTACATTATCGCACTTGCGGGGACCACTGACGTGGTACAGACGGTTGCCCGTCCCATTGGCGTACTGACTTACTTCGGCAGCGTCTTTGATGCCGCTAAATTTAGTGAAGACCGCTGTAAAAGTCGGTCCTCCAAGCGCAGAGAACGAAACAACGTATTGCGCTTTTGTTAATGGACGCAGAATAGCCATGAAAACACCTCCTTAGTATACCTACCTTCTCAGGATAGGATGTTGGTGACCATAGCTCCCGAACCAATAGCACCAGTTGCGCCAAGGCCAACCAGGTTAATGATACGCTCAACAGTGATTTCTGCACGAACGACGCGGCGCTCACGAATGTAGTACTCAGGGCGAACAGCAGGAGTACCAGTCAACTGGTAAGTGTAAGAGAAAGCAGGTGTTGCAGCATTAGCGCCACCAGCAGGCATTACGGAATCGCTAGGACCATTTGGGCTGTAGAATAAGAGAAGTCCGTTCTCTGGGAACACTGGTTGCAGAGTTCCGTCATCAGCCAAGTAACGACCTTCGCCCACACGCAGACCACGCTCAAGTCCGAAGTAACGGGCAAGCATGTCGGTGTCAATGCTGTCAGCAGTTGTATACTTGATACGCTCAAGAATAGCCTGGTTGGTCAGCAGTTGGTCAAACACGGCGGTTCCAAGAACCATCGAGTTAGGACGAATACCAATCTGGTTAGCAACTGAACGCTTGAGGCTCAGTACGTCTTCAATCGGGTTAGATGTCAGAGAAGACCAAGCAGAGGGGCCAGCAGCAGCGCCGTAAGCGGTGCTAAAAGCGGTCCAAGTCAGGAAGCCCAAACCGGTTTGTGAACCAGCGGCGGGAGTCGGATCTTCGTAAGGGTTGTAACCAGCG